GAACATTTTTCAAGAGAGCCAGTGGGCACCACAGTCGTACGGACTAGGTGAGCTTTATCGCGGAACTCCATGTTGACCTTCACCTCGTGGTATTGAAGGGCAATTAGGGGTAGGGCTAGTCCGGGGTTGCGGCAGAACCAGAACTCAAGGGGAACGTATAGAGTGGTGGCTTCGCTCTCCTCGGGTAGGGAGCGGCCAACCATGTTGTTGTAACCAGTGCGCTTGCCGGCGGGTAGAGATAGATCGTTCCAGATGTACATCCACTCCGAGTAGTGCTTGTCAATGCGTTGGCCACCAATCTCGATCTCAACGTTCTTGATTAGGGCTAGACCAATGTATTGGGTCCATTGGGCGGTAGCCGGGCAAGCCGGTACGGTGACCTGTAGGTACATGCGGTGGATTAGATCACCGTTGCGGGAGATCTGGCAGGTCACACGCTTGCCGAAGTCGGCCGAACCGTTGAAGGTCTGCTCGATGGACTCCATCGAGAAGTTAGTGTGGCGGCGGTAGACCACCTTGAAGAAGGTAATTTGAGGGTTACCGGTTAGGTAAACATCTTGTGCGCCATAAGCAACTAGTTGTAGAAGTCCGCCACCCATATTGTTTGATAACTTATATGGAGAAAAAAATTTCACCGGCAAATTGTGCAAACTTTTGAATTTAAACGCAACCATTTAAGAACAAACATTTGACCGACATTTAGATGTTTAAAGAGAAAAGTTCCAAAAAACGGTTGCCGCTCACCGAGTCCTGCAAAGAGCTCACATTAGATGCAAGGCATCAACGAACATTGGACGAGATATCGGATAAACGCAAGCTTGTTCATAAGCTCCGGCAAAAGCACGACGCGAGCCAGCAAGCGTTGAACCTGGTGAATTTAACAATCGACGGCATGAAGGCCAATCAAGTAGATCTTGATGACACTGAGTACAACCTTGCATGGACCAACCATTTATACTACAAAGACCAGCTGCGGACATTAGAGCGCGAAATATCCCGTCTTGAATCATGCGAGGACGAGATCTCCTATTTTGAAAACACGGCTGCCGTGCTTTTCTCTTACTATGACCTTCTTAAGAATCAAGATACCGCAGAGACGACGGTGGCACACATCACAGCCATCGAAAAGCCGACAAAGGGCCGAAAGAAGCATTTGCCCATCCACACACGAAGCATTTTAGAGGCTCTCAATATCACACAGCCTGCGAGTGAAATGAAAGCAAATCCACCCCTTGATGCCGCAATAGACAAACGAGCTCTTGTTGAGAGGTACATGGTTATAACGGATCCGACATTTGTCAAGATGGATAAGAACGATCATTCATTGGGTTCGTGTTCTAAATGTAACATCCCATTGCTTTGCATGATGCAAGACGGCATCATGGTATGTGCCGGATGCGGGTACCAAGAACTTATGCTGGTTGAACAAAACAAACCAATTTACCGACAACCCACTAAGGAGGCCTCCCACTTTTCGTATAAGCGCATCAATCACTTTAATGAGTGGCTCTCGCAAATTCAAGGCAAAGAAAGCACCGACATACCGGAGGAGATCTTTGAGAAGATTGTAGGGGAAATTAAAAAGGAAAAGATCCACGACTCCTCCAAGCTAACTTACTCTAAAATGCGAGAGATTTTGAAGAAGCTAAAGATCAATAAGTATTACGAACACATTCATTACATAATAAGCCGCATTAATGGCATGCCAACGCCCAATTTTGCACCGGAACTAGAAGACAAATTGAGAACGATGTTCAAAGAGATTCAAGGTCCGTTCTTGAAGCATTGTCCGAAAGATCGCAAAAATTTCTTATCGTACAGCTATGTGCTTTATAAGTTCTTCCAATTGCTCGAGAGGGATGAATATCTGAAACACTTTCCACTCTTAAAAAGCCGCGAAAAGCTACACTTACAAGACCAGATATGGCGTAACATATGCGATGAACTTAACTGGCAATTTGTTGAATCGATTTGACATAACAATCATAAAAATAACAGGCGACGCTTCGCTTAGCTTAGCTAACTAAGCTCAAACACCGAAGCCAACTAGGTTGAAGCCAAGACCTAGACCGGCACCTTGGCGTACCGAGCCACCGATGCTGGGTGCAAGCACGTCAAGAATGGCGAACATGCAAGCGGCAACAAGGGCGATGATGAGGGCCTCTTGCCATTTTAGCGGGTTAGTGGGAAGAATGGTGGCCACGATGCCCACGGCGGCACCTTCCATAATGTACTTCATTAGGCGAGTGGTGATTTCTTGAAAGTCGAATGTGTAATCCATTTTACTTAACCAAGAGAAATTTATTTAAGAGATCGTCAGTACATAAATTAAATAAATGTCGTCCTCTCTTGTTCCCACTAAAGAAGTTGATTACCTTGACGAAGATAAATCGCTAAAGGGGCAAAACTATGTGTGCCTGTCCTTTATTTCGCCCGAGCAAGTCATTAAAAATAAGGATGTTTATGCCATGAACAAATTCCTCGGCCAATTTTCGGGCCAAGTCGCTGAGCTATTCGAAAATCTAAAAACACGCTTTCCGGAATCGAAAGATATCATTGATGGCATTGCAGAAAACCACAAGTTCGTTTTCAACGGAGCCGAGCTTGAAGAGCAATATAAGTTCTACCGCTCTATGCACGACGCCGACATTGACCGTGAGTTCTCGGCAGAAAACGACTTCCAAACGTGTGTGCGCGGCATCAAGGTACGTGGTGTCTTTGACACTCTCAAAGAGGCACAAGTGCGTGCTGAAGTTCTCAAGCGCATGGGCGATAAATTCGACATCTTTATTGGTCAAGTTGGTTGCTGGTGCCCGTGGTCTCCGAGCCCCGAAGCGCTTGATGACCAAGAGTATGCCGACACGGCTCTGAATACACTCATGAAGAAGTACAAAGAGAACATGAACCTGCGTGACGAGCAGTATGAACAACGCAAGCAAGATAAAATGCAAAAGGCCATGAACTCTGCAAAAGACGCATGGATGGCCAACAAAGAGGACGCTGGTGCGAGCGATGCGGCCGGCGAGGATGTCACTCCTCCCGAAGGCGAAGCTTCGGCATGATTTTGTGGTTCAGCCTCACAAAATGATATATCATAAATATGATAGAGATGAAAGCAATTGCTGTGTTTCTCTTGTTCGTAGGATCCATTCTAATCGTACAAGGGTATTATAGCAAATCGTCAAAGGGCGCATGCCCCACTCCCGAAGTTGAGATTAAATACTTACCATTATCGGTTTATGAAGAGCAACTATCGGATGAAAATAAAGTTAGCAAACAGTTCAAGAGCCTCTTCGAAGACATTTCAACTTGGCCAACGGTAAGAAATTGACGAGCCGCCCTTATTTTTATGCCATTCTACAAGTAAGTAATGACAACGGAACCCGAACATCGTCGGGACACAGCCTATTATGCTTTTTTCAAAACACTTACTGACCATGTCGTAGATGATGTACATACTACCTTTGCTAAAGTGCAGTCAGCATATGATGAGGTTGTTGCAAAAAGCACATTGAATCAACAACACGACCAAGCATTAAATCTTCAGTACTTCAAGGATCACGAAAATAAACGCATAAAGCATCAATCAAACTTTGATCAAGCCAATTATGAGTATAAGGCGACTTACGAAAAAATGCTTTTGGAACCCATGGGGCCGCATCGTCACGAGAAGGTCAATGACTATCTTTCGGCCTTTGATCAGGTATTGGATGCATCTAAAGTTCAAAGTGGTGTTTTTACAAAATACACCATACTCAAAAAAGATAATATCATAGATGAATAGATGACACCAAGACGATTTGAGTTTCAATGGCTCTGGTTTGTAATATCATTTAGCTTTGGCATACTTTATGTCTATCTGGTACATCCAACAATGCCTATAGTAATCAAGTATCCCACCCCCATCAATGCAGGCAAAGTCATCTATAAGGATACCTCGAATAAGTGCTATACGTATGCCGCAAAGCATGTTTCATGCCCAATGCACCCCATCGAGCAAAATATTGTGCCTGTATAAGGTAGAATGTCGCGTATGCGTGTCGCGGTCGATTACCTCCTGTATGACAAGAAGGGGCAAGTAGTCGTATCAATAATTCTAGGATTGGGATTCAGCCTCATGTTTCAAAGGGTATGCAAGGACCGTACCAAATGCATTGTTCTTTATGCTCCTCCGATCCACGAGGTTCAAAACGCAGTCTATAAAATTGACGATGAATGCTATAAATACACAACCAAAGAAGCCAAATGCACGCCTTCTGCGATTCCACCGCACCCCTAAGTGGTAGTTGGTACGGGTAGTTGGTACGTTTAATTTATATTTTTTATAGCCTTGTCATAATTTAGAGATAAACTCAAATGGCAAGCATGGCAACACCAATTAATAAACTTCCTGCGGATGCTTATGTACAAGGAGAAACGGATGACATGGTTAGCGCTGTTCTTGAAGACAT